TAACATGTTTAACCAAATATTCATAGGAATTATTTTGGTACTCAGTCTCGGTGGATATTGGTTATATAACGAAAACCAAACTCTCAAAGAAAACAATGTTAAATTAGAAGGGGCTGTGGCAGAACAAAAAGCTGCCATTGCTGCTATCACAGAAAACTTTGAGAAACAATCAAAATCTTTGGGTAACCTTCAACGTAATTATAATGCAATAGAACAAGAGAAAGATCAGTACCTTGCTATATTTGCTAAACATAACTTTGATAAACTTGCCCTTGCTAAACCAGGTCTTATGGAATTAAGATTCAATAATGGTACTGCAGAAGTATTTGGAGATATAGAGAATGACAGCAAAGCTATTAGCGAGCTTGATGCTCCTGACGTTCCTTAGCGGATGTAGTACACTTCAGAACGTATTCGGATCTAAAGAAGTTGAGATCATAACAAAACCAGTTAAGATTGAGATTATTCAACCTACACTACCACGTCCTATTAATTTAGAAGATCCAAAGTGGTATGTAATCTCAGAAGCAATCGTTACTAATCCTTGTAAAAAGCTACCTACAGGTGAGATAGATGACGATGGAAAACCTAAAACCAAAAGGCCGAAGGATTGTAATTTAGAAGAAAGAGAACATCCAGAATGGCCTGTGGGATACACCTACCTCGATAAGTTCTTAGACGAAATGAAAAAGAAAAACAACGGAGACATAGTCTTTGTGGCAATGACCGTTGGTGATTATCAAATGATGGCTAAGAATACTCAAGAGCTGAGAAGATATATTCGTGAACTCGGCGAAGTCATAGTTTATTACAGGAATGTAACAATTGATGACGAACCTGCTGCCGGTCTTGCAGTAGAAAAAAAATAAAAAAGATATAATTTTAAATAGTGCCTTTAGGGCAAACCATAGTTATAAATACCATTGACATATAATGGATTTTGTGATATAATAATTCCAAATTGGAAACCAAGCTTATGAGCGATATAGATCAGAATCTTTCTGGTGTAAAAACCGATGTTGCCTTAATCAAAAAGGACATCAAACAAATAGAGAAGTTTTTCTCTAAATACGAGTACATCATTGAAAAGTCAGCGGATAGAGATAAGAGAGTTGCAGTCCAACATGAGATCTTAAATAACGTCGCTGAAAAGATTGAGAACCTCGACATTAAAATAGAACAGACCAAATTTGATACAGCAAAGGATTTGGCAATTGTTCACGACAGATTAGAACAATACAGAAGTTCATCAAGGGATGATCATCAACGACTATCTGACGCAAACGCAAACCACCGTACAGAACGGAACGCAGAGATTATGGAAGCCTTGGGCAAACTCAATGGCAATCTTGATAAACGCATTTCTGAGATCGAAGGTAGAGTATCTACTCTTAATCAATGGAAATGGTATGTTATGGGTATAGGAGCTGTACTACTGCTCATAGCAACAAAATTGGATTTTACTAAAATTATTGGTTGACATCCTACTAATTATTTGTTATAATAGTATTCAATAACAGATATTTTCGGATTTTTTATATTATGCTTGACTTTGTTGATATTCAGTACGCCCAACATTTGGCAGGGCGACTCGACCGATATCGTATCAAAAACACAAACCCATACAAGATCAACTTTCGTTGTCCCTTGTGTGGGGATTCTAAAAAGAATAAATCAAAAGCACGTGGTTGGCTCCTCGAAAAAGACAATAAGTTATTTTACTTCTGTCATAATTGTGGTGCAAGTCATATCTTTGGTAATTTTCTAAAGGCAGTTGATCCGTTAGCATACAATGATTATGTCGCTGAGAAATTCATCGGCAAAGCAAATAACACAGTCGAAACGGTAACATCAACTCTAGAGTCAACCAAATTTACCGAACCACAATTCTCTCGTTCGGATCCATTAAAAAAGTTAAAAAAAATCAGCCAACTTGATTATAACCACCCAGTAAAGAAATATATAGATAAAAGGTCTATTCCTTCTAAGCACCATTATCGACTTTACTTTGCTCCTAAGTTTAAAGAATGGATCAATGGGATAGTACCAAATAAGTTCGAGAACGTTAAGAAAGACGAAGCTCGACTTGTAATACCGTTCTTGGATAAAGACGGCAATTGTTTCGGAGTATCGGCAAGATCTATGGATCCTGACGCATTCCTTCGTTATATAACTATTATGTTCGATGAAGTACCTAAACTGTACGGACTTGACAAAGTTAACTTTAACGAAAAGTATTATGTTGTTGAAGGTGCACTTGATAGTATGTTCTTATCAAATGCAATCGCAATGAATGGAGCAGATGGAAATACCAATTCGCTTGAAAAGGTGGATAATGCAGTCTTCGTCTTTGATGCTGAACCTCGTAATTTAGAGATTCATAAAAGGATGGGACGTATAATCGATGCAGGACACAGTGTTGTGATATGGCCACACAATGTACCTGGCAAAGATATTAATGAAATGGTTCTTGATGGAAGTATATCTTGCGTTGAGAGTTTAATGAGAACAATAACATATAGAGGTTTGGAAGCTAAATTGAAATTTCAACAATGGAAAAGGACATAGTATATAATGAAAGTAAAATTGATTAGTCATAGTCAAGTACCTACAATTGTAGGGTCTCCTAAGGATGTTCTTAAAGGAGATAATTCTTTATTAGGTTTAGTAGCATATTGTGCTCGCGTAAGTAATCCTAGTAATCAAAACAACACAGCAACAAATAGTAAGCTTGTTAATTATTTAATCAAGCATAAACATTGGTCACCTTTGGAAATGGTCAGTGTTTGTTTAGAAGTTGAAACGACAAGAGATATTGCTCGTCAACTACTAAGACATCGTAGTTTCTCCTTTCAAGAGTTTAGCCAAAGATACGCAAACCCACTTGAAGATTTAGAAATGATACCACGCGAAGCAAGATTCCAAGATACAAAGAATCGTCAAAATAGTATCGCAGTTGATATGGACGACGAAGGTCAAAGAAGAATAGCAGAAGATTGGAGAATGAAACAAATGGACTTCATTCGAGAAACAGAAAAATTATATAAATGGGCAATTGATAAAGGAATCGCAAAAGAACAAGCAAGAGCGGTTTTACCAGAAGGCAATACAGTCTCAAGATTATATGTCAATGGTACACTAAGATCATGGATTCATTATATTGAATTACGATCAGGTAACGGTACTCAGTTGGAACATATGGATCTTGCTGTAGAATGTGCAAGAGTAATTACCAATATCTTTCCCTTAACCAAAGAATATGTACAAGAATAATAACGGAGTAAAGAATGCAGCATCTAGGTATTGAAATTCAAACAAAACGAGATAAGGATCTTGGAGAACAATCATTTAAATTATTGAAAGACTATTATTGTCGAGACGATGAGAAATCTCCACAAATGGCTTATGCTCGAGCAGCGGTTGCATTCTGCGGTGGTAATTTAAAACTTGCACAAAGAATATATGATTATGTATCTCAAGGATACTTTATGTATTCTTCTCCTGTACTGTCTAATGCAGTCTTAAAAGGAGAGAAAGCAAAAGCATTACCTATTAGTTGTTTCTTAACATATGTACCTGATACTTTAGACGGATTGATTGACCATACAGCAGAGTTGCGATGGTTGTCTGTTAAAGGTGGAGGAGTAGGTGGTCATTGGTCTGATATTCGAGCAGTATCTAAAAAGGCTCCAGGACCGATGCCGTTTTTACATACAGTTGATGCTGACATGGTTGCATATCGTCAAGGCCGTACAAGAAAAGGTTCTTATGCAGCTTATATGGATATTGACCATCCGGATATTGTAGAATTTATTAATATGCGTATTCCAACAGGAGACGTAAACAGAAAGAATTTAAACCTTCATCATGCTGTTAATTTAACTGATGCCTTTATGGAAGCGGTTAGAGATGGCAAGCAATGGGGTTTATTAGATCCTAACGACAAATCAGTTCGTGAAATGGTAGATGCTCGTAAACTATGGGAATTAGTATTAGAGACAAGATACCGAACAGGCGAACCTTATGTTAACTTTATTGATACTGCCAACGCGGCATTACCACAATCTCAAAAGGATTTGGGTTTATCAATTAAAGGATCTAACTTATGTAATGAGATACACCTTGTGACCGACGAAGAAAGAACAGCAGTATGTTGTTTATCTTCAGTCAATTTAGAAAAGTACGACGAATGGAAAGATACTAATATGGTTAAAGACCTTATTGTATTCTTGGACAATGTATTACAGTTCTTTATTGATAATGCAGGTGATGAGATTAGTAAAGCACGTTATAGTGCAGAACAAGAAAGATCATTAGGTTTAGGAGCGATGGGATTACATTCCTACTTCCAAAGAAACTTAATTGCGTTTGATAGTCAAGAAGCAATTGACAAGAACGAAGAGATCTTTGAATATATGAAAAGAAAGTCGGTTGAAGCAACTGAAGAAATGGGTAAACGTCGAGGTGAAGCACCAGATATGAAAGGCACAGGCCGACGTAATGCTCATATGTTAGCAATTGCTCCAAACGCAAATAGTTCTATGATTGTAGATACCTCACCAAGTATTGAACCTTGGAAGGCAAATGCATTTACTTCTAGAACAAGGGTGGGTAGTCACCTAAATAAAAATCCATATCTTGAAAAGGTATTGGAAGAACGTGGTAAAAATACAGATGAAGTATGGTCAACTATTATTACTAATGGTGGGTCAGTTCAACATTTAGAGTTTCTAGATGATCATATAAAGAATGTTTTCAAGACGGCAATAGAATTAAACCAACACGCGTTAATTAAGCTAGCAGGAGACAGACAAAAGTATTTATGCCAAGGTCAATCCCTTAACATCTTTTTCCCAGCAGGAGCTGATAAGAAGTACTTACATACAGTACATTATCAAGCATGGGCAGAAGGTTGTAAAGGATTATATTATTTAAGAACAGAATCTTCTAACAGAGCAGAAAACGTTTCCGAGAAAGTGAAACGCGAAAAGTTAGATGATATTATTAACACAAACGCAGTACAATTCGGTAAATCAGAAGAGGAACAAGATGAATGCGTAGCATGCCAAGGATAAACGAAATGGAAGTTTTAATTTATACGAAATCCAATTGCCCTTTTTGCGAAAAGGCAAAGGCCTGGTTCAATCAACATGGGATTGGATACACTCAGGTAGTATTAGATGATGAGGAGCAAAGACTTGCTTTTTATCAAAGAGTGTCTAACGGTAAGGAAGTAAGATCCGTACCACAGATATACATTAACGACGAACATGTAGGTACGTATAACGACCTCATGGCAATAGCAGACAAGTTAGTCAAGAAACAAGGTGGTCTTTTAGAGTTCTCTGAAACATACAAACCGTTTCACTATCCTTGGGCTGTTGAAATTACAACAAGACATGAGAAAGCTCATTGGATCGAAGATGAACTTGATCTGTCTGAAGATGTTGCTGATTGGAAAGGTGGTAAGATCACTGATGTAGAGAAAGACTATATTACAAATATCTTACGTCTATTTACTCAATCAGATGTTGCTGTTGGTCAGAACTATTACGATCAGTTTATTCCTAAGTTTAAGAATAACGAAATCCGTAATATGTTAGGATCATTTGCAGCAAGAGAAGGTATTCATCAACGTGCTTATGCGTTATTGAATGAAACATTAGGTTTACCTGATAGTGAATATCATGCGTTCTTGGATTACTCTGAGATGGCTGATAAGATTGATTATATGAGAAAGGCAGATACCAATACTCTACGCGGTCTTGGTTTATCATTAGCCAAATCAGTATTCAACGAAGGTGTTGCTTTATTTGCTTCTTTCGTTATGTTACTTAACTTTCAACGTTTCGGTAAAATGAAAGGTATGGGTAAAGTAGTAGAATGGAGTATTAGAGACGAATCAATTCACGTTGAAGGTAACTCTAAATTATTCAAAGCATTCGTAAAAGAACATAGTCGTGTTGTTGACGATGAGTTCAAAAAAGAAATTTACGAAATGTCAAAAGATATTGTAGATCTCGAAGATAAGTTCATTGATCTTGCATATGCAATGGGTTCTATTGAAGGACTGGAAAAATCCGAAGTAAAAGAATATATAAAATATATAACCGACAGAAGATTATTACAGTTAGGCATGAAACCAAATTTCAAGGTAAAGGAAAATCCACTACCTTGGTTAGAATGGGTATTGAATGGTGCAGACCATACAAACTTCTTTGAGAATCGAGTAACCGAATATGAGGTTGCTGGTTTAGAAGGAACCTGGGATGATGCCTACGCAGCATAAGGCGTAGAAATGATAAACAAACAACCGTTCCAAAACGTAGTTGACAAATTAAAGGAAGAAGGTAAGTACAGGGTATTTAACGATATCGTTCGTGATAAAGGAAACTTTCCTAAAGCGACTTGGTACTCACCTTATTCCCCTAAGACAATTGTTAACTGGTGCTCAAATGATTATTTGGGAATGGGACAAAATAAGTATGTAATTGACGCAATGCAAACTGCGTTATTGAAAACAGGAAGTGGTAGTGGGGGTACTCGCAATATTGGCGGTACCTCTCATTATCATGTTACTCTTGAAAAGGTTTTAGCAGATCTTCATAAAAAAGAAAGCGGTCTATTATTTACTTCAGCGTATGTTGCTAACGAGTGGACATTGATTGCTTTATCTCGTATCGTACCAGATATATGTTTTGTTTCCGATAATAAAAATCATGCCTCAATGATTATGGGTATGAAACATAGTCGTGCTCCTAAACATGTATTTGAACATAACAATATGGAATCGTTGGAAGAATGTTTACAAGTTACAGTTGAAGCAGGATTAACTCCATGTATTGTATTTGAAAGTGTTTATAGTATGGATGGAGATGTTGCTCCTATTGAAGAGATTTGCGATTTAGCAGATCAGTATGGAGCAATGACATATATAGATGAAGTACATGCCGTAGGTTTATACGGAGAAACAGGCGCAGGATACTGCGAAAAGATTTTATCACAGGATAGAGTGGATATTGTAAATGGAACCTTGGGAAAAGCGTTTGGTTGTCATGGAGGTTATATTGCTGGTGATAGTGTTGTTCTTGATGCTATACGATCAGTCGCAAGTGGATTTATTTTTACAACAAGTATGTCACCTGTTATGGCTGCAGGCGCAATTGCCTCTGTTCGTTACTTGGCAGACCATAATGATTTAAGAGAAACTCATCAAGAACGAGCATTGACTTTAAAGAATATGTTAATTGATGAAGGTATAGAATTACACGAAGAGAGTTGCACTCATATATTACCAGTGATGGTTAGAGATGCAAAGAAATGTAAACTAATGTCAGATAGGTTATTAAACGAACATGGATTATATGTGCAACCAATTAATTATCCAACAGTCGATGTTGGTAAAGAACGACTTAGAATTACACCTACTCCCTTACATACTAATGGTATGATGGAAGATTTGATTGTCGGACTCAAAGAGACATTTGCTTATTACAAATAAATAATATTATGAAATGGTTAACTTTAACAACATCCCTCACTTTAGCAGCAACCGCTGCATATTTTAGTATCATAGGATTAATGACAATCTTTAGTGGCGCTGCTTTCAGTATTGCCGTTATGGCAACTGTGCTTGAGTTTGGTAAACTTGTTTCAGCAGCATGGTTACATTACGAATGGGATAGAATCAATAATTTAGTTCGTGGTTATTTTACAGCCGCTGTTATTGTCTTAATGTTAATTACAAGTATGGGTATATTTGGATTCCTTTCTAAAGCTCATATTGATTCTGCTTTAACTGGAGATACATATTCTCTCGAAGCAAGTATCATTGATACAAGAATAGCTGCAGAGCAATCCAAACTTAAAGCTGCACAAGATAGAATCGAAGGATTAGATTACGTATTACAGACTTCACAACCTAAAGATCGTAATTATGTTAATGGACGTCAAACAGAAGAAAGAAATAATTTAGCAATAACTATTGACAAAGCAGTGGATAGTATTGTAAAATATAACGAACAGAAGTTACCTATACAGAGACTTCAGTTAGAACAAGAATCGGAACTCGGTCCTGTTAAATATATCGCTGATATGATATACGGAACTGAGGCAGAAGAATATTATGACAATGCTGTCAGATGGATTATACTTATAATTATATTCGTATTTGATCCTTTGGCAATAATGTTATTGATTGTAAGTACCGCCGCATTTAAACGTGAGCGTGAGACTCCTGCTAAACCATTAATTGATAACAGTCAAGTAATGAACATGGAGATTGAAGAAAAAAGAAGTGGACTAACTTCCACAATAAACCGTAGGAAAATATAATGAGTATACAAATGTTAGGAGAGCAAGTATTAGTTGCGGCTGCTCCAAAAGAAACAACAACTTCAGGTGGAATTATTCTATCTGCAGAAGTAAAACAAACAGCATCAGAGCCTGGTGTTATATTATCAGTGGGACCTGCTACATCGGCATCGCATTTAACCAAAGGTGATACAGTATATCTATCTTGGGACAAATCAATGCCTGTAAGAATTCAAGGACAGGACGCTGCTATTATTAGTGCAGAACATATTAAGGCCATTCTATCATGAACATGAAAAAGTTAGCATGGGGTGGATTAGGATTCCTTAGCTTAGGAGTTGCTTATGTAGGTGTTATCTTACCAGGCATTCCTTTTAGTATACCTGCAGTGTTTGCTGCATATTGTTTCGCAAAGAGTTCAGACAGAATGCACAACTGGTTATATAACCATAAACTCTTTGGACCATTTTTAACAAACTGGGAAACCAAAAAAGTATTTCCACAAAAGGCAAAGTATATGATGTTAGGATTTATGGCATTTGCTTTATTGTGTATGATTGTATTTACAGGTAATTGGAAAGCGGTCGCGTACTCAGGAACCTTTATGGCTCTTGGTGCAGCATGGGGATGGCGGTACCCTTCTACTCCCGAAGAGTATGATCGTCGTAAAGCAGCGGGAGAAAGGATAGGGCTATTTAAATGAGCGAAGAAAAACCATTTGATAAGGACGGCAATATAGATTATCACAGATGGTTACAAGTAAATCAATTCATCAAAAAGTTACATGATATGCATTACATGGAACAGATGAAAATCGAACAGATGAAACAACAAGAGAGTTGGCTGAATCGTCGAAACGATATGTTACTTGATTTAGATATGATTGATAAAGTCGTCGAAATGATGGATGATTATCCTGAAGCAGAAAATATAATTAACAAAATTACAAGAAGGTTAGATAATGACAGGAAGTACTGAAGAAAAGATATTACAAGTAGTGAATCTATCACCAAGTGAAAGCTGGGTAGAAAAGATTGTAGAGATACACCCAATGAGACAAATCTTTTGGGCCTCTATATTACAATGTCTAGTATTCGGTTCAATGATGTTATCTTTCTTTATAATTAATAAAGTAGTATAGGGGTATATTATGGCACAGATATTTGAAAGTCCCGATAAGGGTAAGACAGTATACGCAAGAGAGTGTGGACAACCTTTTAATACAAGGGTATGCATTAAATCTCCTGCGGTAGCAGAGGAGCCGTTGTATGAACAATTGGCACGGAGAAAGGCCGATAGAAGTAATAGTCGAAAGGGACTCGTTCGGTAAAGATTTATTATTAGCATGTTCATTAGGACTCAATATAGGATTCCTAATAGCATTGTTATTTTTATAGGAAAAGAAAATGAAAAGTGATTATGTAGTAGTTGATACTGTTTCAATGTTTAAACAGAGATATATTATTCCAAGAGAAGAAGTACAAAGGTGGAATGAAGAAGTTCATTGTACTGATAAGCTTGCCAAGTTATGGTCTCAGGAATCTGTTGAAGCTGAAGAAGTAAAGGAGTTCAGTCAGCGTTGGCTTGGTGAAACCGTTACTAACATTGATATTGTAGATACAGTTAAAGCACTCAAATATTTTGCAGAAGATAACGAAGAGTTATCTCAAGAGTGGAGTCAAGCAAAGCAACTTGATTACATTAACGATTGGAAAGATAAAACGCCAAAGGCATGATCTACATCTATGGTACTCGAGCTTGCGCTTTCTGCGATAAAGCTAAAGAACATGCAGCCAAACATTATGGGGGTTATAAATTCCTTGACATTGGGCTGACAATGTATTATAATCAATTAAAAGAAAAAGGCATAGGTATGTCCGTTCAACCTCAAATCTTTGAAGACGAAAGGTTGATAGGTACCTATTATCATTTAATAAAAGAAACACAATATAGGATGGAACAGCAATAATATGCTAGATGAAAGAATTAATAAGATTTACCAAAAAGAACTATCACGTCAAAAATTAACCACAGAACTAATTGCTTCAGAGAACTTTGCTTCGAAGGCAGTTATGAAACTTTGTGGTTCAGAGTTTACAAACAAATATGCAGAAGGATATCCAGGCGCTCGTTATTATAACGGTTGTGAATTTATGGATGAAGTCGAAACCTTGGCTATTGATAAACTCAAAGATCTATACGGTTGTGAATTTGCTAATGTTCAACCACACAGTGGAGCAAACGCAAACCTTGCTGTATATAAAGCATTCTTAAATCCAGGTGATACAATTCTTGGAATGGATTTAGCAAGTGGTGGTCATCTAACTCATGGAGCTCCAGTTACGATTTCAGGTAAATGGTTTAATGCTCATACTTACGGTGTTGATGAAAACGGTTTAATTGATTACGACGAAGTTGCTCGATTAGCACAAGAACATAAACCTGATATTGTCGTTGCTGGTGCAAGTGCATATCCAAGACAAATTGATTGGGTAAGGTTCAGAGCAATTGCTGATTCAGTAGGTGCATTACTTATGGTTGACATGGCTCACTATTCTGGTTTAATTGCTGGTGGTGTATATGACAATCCTGTTCCTTATGCCGATGTTGTTACTTCTACAACTCATAAAACATTACGTGGTCCTCGTGGTGGAATTATCTTATGGAACAATCCTGACTATACAAGAAAGCTCAATGGAGCAATCTTCCCAGGTACTCAAGGCGGACCATTAATGAATATCATTGCTGCCAAAGCACAAGCATTCGTTGAAGCTGATACTGAAGAGTTTAAAGATTATTCAGCAAAGGTAGTTGAGAACGCTCAGGCATTAGCAGAAGTATTACATAACAGCGATACTCTATCTGTATTATCAGGTGGTACTGATTCTCATATTATATTAGTAAGTTTAGTTAACTCTGAATTGAGTGGAAGACAAGCAGCTGATATCTTAGAGAAACATCGTATCACTGTAAACAAAAATGGTATTCCTAACGATCCTCGAAACTTTAAAGAGACAAGTGGAATTCGTATTGGTACAGCCGCAGAAACAACTCGTGGCAAAACAAAGGAAGAATGGATTGAGCTTGGTCATCAAATCGTTTCTATCCTTGAGGATCCAACACAATGGTAGAGAATCTCGGATTACTCTTTGGCATTCTTAGTGTTATGATGTGTCCAATGATATTTGGTGCAATTACTTTTTATTATAGTCTAAAAAATTCAGGATGAAATATAACAGATTAGCCTCAGCATCCTACGGCGAAGGTCGTAGGTATTTTAAATGGTGGTTAACAGTTTGGTGCAATAGATATAAATAACCGTTATAAAACAATAATAGGGTTATTAACATGTATGAGTATAGAACAAATTTAATTAAAGTGGTTGATGGTGATACAGTAGATGTAGACATCGATTTAGGTTTTGGAATCTGGTTGAGAAACGAAAGAGTTCGTATCATGGGAATTGATACACCAGAATCAAGAACAAGAGATAAAGTAGAAAAGCTATTCGGTAAAGCTGCAAGTAAAAGATTAAAAGAATTACTAGGTAAGCGTCCAGTATTAAAAACTCAAGTTGCTCGAGACGGCGAAGATATGAAAGGTAAGTTTGGTCGTATCCTTGGAGACTTTGATGTATATTGTCCAGCAACAGATGGATGGAGACCAGTTACATCAGTGATGTCAGAAGAAGGACATTGTGTTCCTTACTACGGTGGATCCAAAGAAGATACTCAAGCACAACACATGTTGAATAGAATAAAGCTTTTAGAGAACGGTTATGTCGATAAAAAGGTATATGATAAAGAAATCGCAAAACAAGAAAAAGCTGCAGCTCGTAAAGCCGCTAAAAATAAATCATAAAAACTATTGACATTCATAATAAAACTTGATATAATAGCTACATGAGAAATAATAACAATAATAGAAATGGTGGCTTATCAGTCGATTTGACACCAAGACCAAGACATCCTAAAGATAAAAGGCCGAGTACACCAATGCCGTTTGATATAGGATTGAGAAAGTTTAAGAAGAACGTTGAAAAAGCAGGAATCTTAAAAGAACTTAGAGCAAGGGAGTATTACGAGAAACCTACTGCGAAAAGAAAAAGAAAAAAGGCTGAAGCCATTAAGAGACATCAGAAGAAGATTTCATCTGAATTAAACGCTTTTAACGGTAGAGGTCAAAGGCACTATAAATAAACTTAAAAAAACTATTGACATTTGGAAAATAGTTTGTTATAATTATATTTGAAACGGTGGGATAAACCACGACGGCGAGATGGAATCACGGAGTTAATAGCTCTACCATTTAGGACCCATGACGGAGAACTGCCTTCGGGAGCAACGCCTGAACTACCGACCGATTTACCGAACGACGAAAGTTTTGAGGTAGGTCAACTGAGTAGGAACGGAACGCCAAAGAAGCGACCACTGTTTCCCTTTTTTGATGGAGTTTATATTATGGCATTAGCAAGAGGTCTAACAACGATTTCCACTCGGAAACGTAAAGTAAAAATAACTAAATCCAAATTGGCTCAGTACGAGCTTGATTGGCGTGCTCATAATAAGTGGGCTAAACGACATGGTATGCATGATCTAAAATATAATACCGTTGATGAATATATAAATTATTGTTTAGGCAAAGTCAAACCAAAGGCTGAGTTTAAACCTTATACGTCGGAAGATACTTATCATAGAGAAACTCCTAACTATCCAAGTGCTAAGGGTACAGGTGGAAGTTGTGGTACTAAGAAAGAATCTCCTAAATACACTGGTACCTTTATTAAAGGAATAGCAACTATGCACAAGAGTAATGCGGTACCTATCACAAATCAAGAACAAGCTACAGAAATATCGAGGATGGCAAGATGATGCATTGTGACTTTAGATTTAAATTTTCAGCAGAAGGTTTACATTTTATTGATAAACCAGATCCTGACGAAACTCACATGGTACGAATTAGTAATACTTCGTTCGAACCTGGCGACAAATTTACTTTAGAACTTGACGAATTAGGTCGTATGTTCTTTAGGAAAGACGCGCCTGTACAACTAGACTTGGAACTATATTAAAATGGCAACAAAGAACGACATAACTGGTGATTCTCTCAGAAGCAAAGCATCTACTAAATCGTATGATGATGGCTGGGATAGAATCTTTGGTAAAAAGGATGACGCTGATTTGGGTCTTGAAGGAGATACACGACAAACAGCAAAAGAACGGCATGAGGAAGAGTTCAATACCAAAGCCGTACATCCTGCTGAAACAAGGTATCCTTTCCTGAAAAATAAAGACTTTAAATTTAAGCAGCAGGACATGACTGAATTAAATGCTGACGGCAACGAAGATCGTGGTCGTTACGGTGAAGATTTATCTAAATAACTATTGACATTCATTATGATTTAGATTATAATGGTTCTATAAATTTGATAAAGTAATTATAATATGAAAACAGATCCTTGGAAATTAATACAGTTACTTGAGAGAGATAACAGTCGACTCTATAAAGAAGATATGTTATCTCAATATATTGATGATGAAGGTCTAGTCAAAGGTTTATTATATTGTCTCGATAATATGATTACCTTTGGTGTGGCTGATATTCCATACTCTGATACTCAAGGCGAAGGAATTACTGCTGATGAGTTCTATCATCTTGCAGATCAATTAAAGAATCGTGAATTGACAGGTAATGCTGCTCGAGATGCGATCTTATCTTTATCTCTACAGTCAACAATCGACCAATGGAATGATTGGTACCGTAGGATCTTAATTAAAGACCTTAGATGCGGTGTTTCTCTCAAGACAGTTAACAATGTCAAGAAAGGAACCATCCCTGTATTCACTTGTATGCTTGCTCATAGTGGTGACAACAATCCTAAAAAGATTACAGGAGACTGCGTTGTAGAATATAAGTATGATGGAGTAAGAGCCATTATTATTGTAGAAAATGCAAACGCAACGATCTATTCTCGAAACGGTAAACAACTCAAAAACTTCCCACATATCGAAGAAGCATTCAGCAATAAAATGTTTGATGATCTTGTCTTCGATGGCGAGGTTATGTCCGCTGATTTCCAAACACTAATGAAACAAGTACATCGTAAAGAAGGTGCTGAAACAGACGATGCTTATTTTGCATTGTTTGACTTTATACCTCTTGATGAGTTCAAGACAGCAAAGAGTTCATTACCTTTATTGAAAAGAAAAGAATTATTAAAAGGCTTTGAATTATCAGAATACTTTAAAGATTGCATTGTCTTAACTGACTATACAGTTCTTAATATTGAAGATGATGCTGATAAGTTCAAAGAGATTAATAGTATAGCAATAGAAAAAGGGTACGAAGGTATCATGGTTAAACCTGTGAACGGTTACTACGAATGTAAACGTTCTTACGGTTGGTTGAAAATGAAACCTTACATTGAAGTAACATTAACAGTAATAGATATTGAAGAAGGAACTGGTAAAAATGAAGGAAGCACAGGAGCACTTGTTTGCGAAGGTACCGACGAAGGTAAACTTATCAAGGTTAATGTTGGCACAGGTCTTAGCGATGCTAACAGGGATGATATTTGGAATAACCGTGACGCTGTACTTGGTCAGTTAGTTGAAGTACGAGCTGATGTTATAACAATAAGTCAAGACTCGGAAGAAGTTTACAGTTTGAGATTCCCACGATTTAAATGTTTTAGAGGTTTTGAACCAGGAGAAAAACTATGACACAATATACAAAAATGGTAGAAGACTTTGCCATAATGGAAGAGGCGCTTAAATGGTCTCGTGGAGCTGCTTATATTCATTCGCATTCTATGGACTCTATGTACTACGACGATCGTCCTGACGATACTGCTGGAATGACTAAGAGTGTAACTGACATTGAATATAATGCTGGTCATATTGAACGTTTTCAGAATGGTAAACTTATTCATACGTTTGGAAAGAAAATGACCGATGAACAATTACTTAACGCATTTTCAGCAACGAGACAACGATGAGAAAGTTTATTGCACTATTAGCAATATCGTTATCTCTCCCATCTTCAGCAAGTACATTTGATAGTCGTGAAGACGATCTTAATGTTGAGTACGAATCGGAAGACCTGCATTGTTTGGCGATGAATGTTTATCATGAAGCAAGGTCAGAGAACCTAGCAGGTAAATATGCAGTTGCCGATGTTGTTCTGAATCGTGTACGTGACGATAGATACCCAAGTACTGTCTGTTCAGTTGTATATCAGGCTGAGCATAAACCTTCTTGGAAAGATCCTAAAGTACTTGTACCTAAACGAAATCGTTGTCAGTTCAGTTGGTATTGTGACGGAAGGACCGATGAAGCAACTGAAGTAGATGCATGGGAAGAAGCAGTATATGTTTCTTATAGAATGTTGCATGTTGGCAAGTTCCGTGGAATCACTGAAGGATCTACTCATTATCATACAACGTTCGTAAATCCATATTGGGCTCCATCCTTACAACAAGTAGGAACTATAGGATCTCATATCTTCTACCGTCAAGACTGAATAAATAATACCATAATATATTAGTTATGGAGTTAGTTATGAGGGTGGCAGGTGTTGACTACAGTTTAAGTAGTCCGGCTATTTGTGTACATGAAGGTGAAGAATGGAGTTACGACAATTGTACTTTTTACTATTATGTAAAACAAAAGAAGTTACTGATTGGAGAGAAAGGACAATATCAAGCAACGATGTATCCTGACAATTGGTTTAACGATCAAGAACGATATGATATCATTGGATCTTGGTCGCAAAGTAAATGTTTTGAATGTGACTTTGTTGGAATTGAAGGATACGCATTTGGAGCGGTCGGTAGAGTATTTCAAATAGCAGAGAACTGTGGTTTATTTAAACATAAGCTATGGGAAAGAGATATACCATACGATGTATATCCACCAACAATGATTAAAAAGTTTGGTTGCGGAAAAGGTAATGCTGGTAAAGATTTAATGATCGAAGCCTTTGAGAAAGAAACTTCTATTGACATTCGCGAAAAATGTGGTATAATAAACAAATCGTGGAATCCTATTACTGATATTGTAGATGCCTACTATATTTGTAAATACGGTTTCACTCAACTTACAGAGAAGAAAGATGATAGTAATATTTAACGGACCCCCAGCCTCAGGCAAAGATGAAGCAGCAAGCTTATTCAAAGAGAACTATGGATTTGGCAATCTGTCTTTTAAGTATCAATTATTTAAAGAAACAATTAAACACTTTGATGTTGATGAAAGATGGTTCATGGAAGGCTATAACGATAGAGCTCAAAAAGAAAAGGCAGAGTTTGCTTTACAAGGTATGTCAAGACGCGAAGCAATGATTCATGTTTCTGAAGATATCATCAAGCCAAAGAAAGGTTTAGATTATTTTGGTAAATCAGTTGCCGAAGAAATAGAAGAAGGCAAGAACTATGCGTTAGCGGATGGTGGATTTGTTGAAGAACTTGAACCTATTATTGAAAAGGTCGGTGCAGAGAATATTGTTATCGTTCAATTAACAAGAGAAGGTTGTGACTACTCAACTGATTCACGTAAATACTTTAATGGTCATGTTATTTCAGAGACAACGATTAATCATAAAACATCAATAGATAGAATGTATGTCCTAAAAGAAGAAATGGATATAAAAACATACCGCTTACATAACAATGGTTCATTACATAATTTACGTGATGCACTATATACTATTCATAATGAGATTTTTGATGATAGCACTAACGGACAAATTAAAGAATCTTCCGAAGCCTAATATAATAAACCTTACTGAGTGTAAGGATCGTAGGTCTTGGACAGAGTCAGAATTTTCACGTCATGGTCTTGACGATATAAAAGTCCATCAATACGATCGTTATGAGGAAGGTAAAAGTATTCCTTTCGTAGGTGATCCTGAGGTTGTAAACGCCACGACAAAAGGTGTTACATCATCTCACTTATTAACTATTAAATGGTGGTTAGAGAATACCGACGAAGAGTATGGTTTGTTCTTTGAAGACGACCTTGATTATGAACCACTTCAATATTGGAACTTTACATTAAGGGAATATATTGATAAGTGTAATCAGTGGGAATGGGGAGCGTTACAGATGTGTAATGTCTTTGAGTATCCATACGATTACAAGAATGAGTATATACCATTCGTTCCTAAGAAAAGAGAGATGTGGGATCATGGTTTACAAGCATACGCAATTAAAAGATGGTATGCAGAAAAATTAGTAGAATATTACTTTGGAGATTTTGAGGATAAGATACATTATCGTATGCCTTTAGGATCTCCTGTAACAACAGAGAACAATATATTACATGGGTTTGGGTTGGTTATTTCCTTTCCGTTGTTTAACCACAACATAACGGACTTTAGATCTAAGAATATATATTTTTATAACGAACAAGCAAAGGCAGCTGTTTATTCGTACGAGTTCATCGACCTATGGTGGGAGAGCAAAGGAATTCACCTTTCCCTTGATGAAGTATTTGAGAATGAACGTGAAGCAGACAAAATTTATGGAGTATTAGAATGAGTGTAATTTATAAGGGTGAAGTAATCGAGACAGATCTGTCTAAGAATTCAAACGGCGGAACTGAAATGATGAGGCAACGTTTAATAGACGGTGTCGGCGCAGGCGTATTAAGTAAGGTGGCAGTACATGTTGGTCGTGTCAGAGAACTATATGAAGATGTTCCAAATATCCTTTGGTGTCATGACCTATCAGAAGATCCTGAGAATGAAATTCTCAAAGATAGTGGTTGGCAAAAGTTTACTCATATTGTTTTTGTGACAGCATGGCAAAGAGATCAATACATTATGAGATACGGTATTCCATATAGTATGTGTTCAGTAATTCATAACGCAGTTGAAGTTAAGTATGATCCAAAAGAAAAGGATATGGAAACAATTCGTTTCGTATATCATACAACACCACATCGTGGTTTAGAACTACTTGTACCTATCTTTGCTTCCTTAGCAAAAGAGTTTGATAATATTCATCTTGATGTTTATTCAGGATTTGAAATATACGGATGGGGAGAACGTAACGAAGCATATAAGCCACTCTTTGCGCAAATCGAAGAACATCCTAATATGACTTATCATGGAGTTAAATCAAACGACGAAGTTCTTGAAGCGTTAGATAAGTCTCATATATTCCTATATCCAAATATATGGAAAGAAACATCTTGTATTGCGTTACTTGAAGCAATCAAATCTCAAATGATTTGTATTCACCCAAACTATGGTGCTTTACCAGAGACCGGTGCAAACGCAACGATTATGTATGATTGGAGTGAAGATATGAATAATCACGCTAATTATGCCTTCTCAGTTACAAAACAAATTTTAACTCAGATGAAGAACGATCCTAACTACTTTCATGGATTTACCTTCTCTGATAGATTCAACTTGGCAAGAAATTCTATTGCCTCATTTGCCACAATGTGGAACACTCTACTAAGGAACATCGGAGATGCCTACCAAGAATAAAGATAACCTTATACATTTTCCAAAGATACACTCTAATCCTCCAATTAACGAGGAAAGCGTATCAGAAAGAATTCGTGAATATAAAGAATCGTATTCAACGGAACTTGCAGAAATTATATGGGAAAACGTATTAGGAGAAATGGCTCGAGCGGGCTGTGAATTTGACGCTGACTTTGAGAATTACTTTCCAAGTATGATACTGATCTTTGAAGCCATTCGTTCGTTACATCTACAAACAATGGGAGAAGAACATCAACTCCAACCATTTGCTACGCAGAATGTTGTTGTTATGGATTCTAACGCAGATCAGCTATCCGGTGGATTGAAAAAGAATTTAGAAGAAACTATTGACATTGACGAAGATCTGTGATATAATTGTACTTGTAAATTTAAATAATGGATAAATTATGATATTAGTTGACTATAACCAAGTAATGCTCGCGTCTTTGTTCGCAGGTATTGGTAATCACACAAACATGGAAGTTGATGAGAATCTCCTTCGTCACATGTTTCTCAATTCAATTCGTTTTAATCGAAAGAAGTTCTCAGGAGAGTACGGTGAAATCGTAATCTGCGCTGATAGCACAAATGTATGGAGAAAAGATTACTATCCATACTACAAAGCAAATCGTAAAAAGAATCGTGATCAATCAGACATGGATTGGAATGCGTGCTTTGATGCTATTCATCAAATTCGTAGAGAGCTCGAAGAGTTCTTTCCATATAAGGTAGTATATGTTGATCGCGTTGAAGCTGATGACATTATCGCAACTCTATGTATGGAACATGGTACTGAACTGAATAATGGATCTGAAAAGATTCTTGTTCTATCTGGTGATAAGGACTTCATTCAGTTACAACAATATGCAAACGTAGATCAGTATAATCCCGTTCTAAAGAAATGGGTAAGACATGCTAATCCTACTCAGTATATTACCGAACATATTCTTCGTGGTGATACTGGTGATGGAGTTCCAAACATTCTATCAGCAGATAACTGTCTTGCCGTTGGCGATAGACAAAAGCCAATGACTAAGAAGCGTATTGAACTATTCTCTGCGCATCCTGAAGAAATGGATGAAGAAACAAAACTAAGGTATAATCGTAACAAACAAATGATTGACCTAACAATGATACCTCAGGAATACCAAGACAGTATACTTGAGAACTATAATAACCAAGAAGAAGTTGGCAGATCTCATCTGTTTAATTACTTCGTAAAACAAAAGCTAAAGAACCTCATTGGTGATTTACAGGATTTTTAATTATGATTAGAACCTCAATATCAAAAGTGATCTCGGATACTGTTGCATGTAAAAGTGTTAAAGCAAAAGTCGAGAACTTACAGAAACATGATGCCGTACCATTAAGACAAGTACTGCGTTTAATATATGATGAGAATGTTGAATTCTTATTACCAGATACTCCACCTCCATTTAAAGAAAACGAACTCGTTGACCTTGATACTATGTTATATAGAGAAGCAAGACGTTTGCGAATATTCTTTTTAGGTGGTGGGTATGACAACCTCAACAAAAATAGAAGGGAAGCATTGTTCATACAGTTGCTTGAAGACTTACATCCTAACGATGCTAAGATCCTCGCAGAGAATATGATTAGCCATACTCCTATCAAAGGATTAACTAAGAAAACTCTCGAAGCAGCGTTTCCAACTCTATTTACCGACCCACTCAACTTCAAATAAGGTAGGACCACATGGCTAAGCGGACTAAACATTCCGCCTCTTCCGACGATTGGACAAACATTAAGATCGAAGATCGTAAACGTGAAAAGCAGAAGAAAGCACATCGAGCAGAAGTTCGAAAGCATAAATTATCAGAAAAGAAGAACTTTTTATCATAAAACCATTGACAATTAGTACATTCTTTGTTATAATATCTGTATAAATTAATTAATGGAGCAAATATGGATCACAGAGCAGATAAATTGATCCTTGTAGATTGTGACGGTGTACTACTTGATTGGAAGTATGCATTCTATAAGTATATGAATGAAAACGGATATACCGTTATTGAAGAAAGTCAATACGACATCGCAAAGACGTTTGGTATTGAAAAATTAGCAGCAAAGCAACTTGTTAGACAATTCAACGAATCAGCTAGGATTGGATTCCTTCCTGGTCTAAGAGACGCAATTAAATATGTCAAGAAACTCCATAGTGAAGGTTATGTTTTTCATTGTATTACTAGTCTCAGTACTGATTACTATGCCGGTAAACTAAGAGAACAGAATCTCGAAAGATTATTCGGTAAAGATGTATTTGAGAGAGTAGTATGTTTAGACTGCGGAGCTGATAAAGACGACGGTCTATTACCTTACAAGGATAGCGGATGTATTTGGGTTGAAGATAAACCTGAGAATGCTGAATGCGGTCTTAACATGGGACTCAGATCTATTCTGATTGAACATGACTTTAACAAAGATTATCAAAATAATAATTTGGTAAAAGTTAAAAATTGGAAAGAAATCTACGAGTCAATCGTATAAATAAAACCATGGAATATAAGATTGGAAGCTGATGCCTACATATACCTTTGAAGATACAAACACTGGTGAGCAATTCGACAAGTTCATGTCGATGTCTGCTATAGACCAG